TGGATTAAAATGCGCACACATGCTTTGACATTTATCTGTTAAATCACCTGATTCATGAACATGAAAACCATGAAGTGTATTTTTTTTGAGTCCCTCTAAATTTATATTGATATGTACTAGATTGCTATTCGGATTCGAATCTTCTACAAAATGAACAGTCCCTTTTATTTTAGGACCATTGAAAACCGCAACAGCAGAAATAGGTTGATATGACTTTGACATTTGTATTTATTATTATATTTTATTTACATTTTATTTTATTTTTCTTTCCGATCAGTGTAACAAACTATTTGAATAAAAAATTGAATTAAATGTATCGTATGAATAAATAGTAACCAAATAGTAACTATTTATACATACACATAGACATACAAGAACAGCCAAAATGGAACATATTTTCAGATTACTAGATTTTAATGTTTATAATAAACCTCTACCGGTAGATTATAGAGATGATGATAATATGGATAGTGACGATGATATGGAGATGATTGATTATGAAAAACCAAGTATAAACAAATACGTAGATCAAAATAAATTCTTTATTCAAATGTTTGGATTGGATGAAACCGGAAAAACCTGCTCTATAATTGTCGAGGATTTTAAACCGTTCTTCTATATTAAAGTAGCGGATCACTGGACAATTGCAAATAAAAACGCGTTTTTAAAACACATCCAAGTAAAAATGGGTAAATTCTATGAAAATTCAATAGTCGAATGTAAATTAATAAAACGAAAAAAATTATACGGGTTCGATGGTGGAAAAGAATATAAATTTATAAAATTCAGTTTCAATAATGTATATGCATTTAATAAAGCCAAAAACTTGTGGTATTCGCCTTATGCGTCTGCATCAAATAAAATCAAGACGGAGGACCAACATAAATTACTACAAAATGGCTATGTATTTTTGGAATCAGAGACATATTTATATGAAGCGAATATACCACCATTGTTGAGATTCTTTCATATTAAAAATATAAGTCCTTCTGGATGGGTTGCACTACCAAAAAAGAAAACATTTGTAGTGACACCAAAAATGAGATCGACTACATGTGATTATGAGTTTATGATTCATTACAATGATATTATCGCTTTAAATCATAAGGAAACAATGGTTCCTTATAAAATATGTAGTTTTGATATAGAAGCTAGTAGTAGTCATGGTGATTTTCCTATTCCAATAAAAACATATAAAAAATTAGCGATTAATATTATTGAATATTTCGAAAAATATAAAAAAAACGACGCAGGGAATGATGCGACTACATTAAACAATGAAATGCTTCATCAAATATTAAAAAATATTCTATTATTGGCATTTGGATATGAAGAGGAGGATATTGAAATGGATAGTGAAACGGATGAAGAAATTTACGATTTTAACAATGTTGAACGTGTTTATCCTATTATGCCACCAAAATCCAAGGCTTTGTTGATGGAACTAATAAACAAATGGCTTTCTATCCCAGTTAGAAATATATTTTCAGATAACAACGAGGTGATTGCTGAACAAATGAATATTGAGAACATGTTTGAAAAAGCCCATAAGGAAATGAATTCAAAGGATGACGACGATGATGATGAGGGTACCGATGCGAATACAAACAGCAATGACTCTGGTGGAGTTAGTAACAGCGGATTTATTAGTGTAAATGAAGTAACTACTGTAAAAAAGAAGACAAAATTACAAATACAAAATTATAATCAAACACATACTATTGTCGATATTATTAGTGAGTTTTTGAATATGGGGTTAGGTTCTGGTAACGGTGATTCGGAAGATAGTGATGATCCGTCTATATCGGTAAAACTAAAGGGTACAACTAAATCTAAAGTAAAAACCAGCGCAAAAACAAGCACAAATAAAACCACAAAAAGCAAAAACAGGGATATGTTGATGCAAGAATTAACCATTTCATTAAATACAATCTTTCCAAAATTGGAAGGTGATAAAATTACATTTATTGGATCGACGTTTTTAAAATACGGCGAAAAAGAACCTTATATGAACCACTGTGCGGTTTTAAATACATGTGATCATATACCAACTCAAAATACCATAGTAGAATCGTATAAAACAGAAAAAGAGGTGTTATTGGCATGGAAAGAATTGATCCAAAAAGAAAATCCTGATATCATTATTGGTTACAATATATTTGGTTTTGATTATGAGTTCATGTTTCGACGTGCCGAAGAAAATCATTGTGTAGAAGAATTTCTCCAATTATCCAGAAATAAAAACGAAATATGCGGTGATAAAATTAAATATAGAGACCACAATAACGCCTGGCACGAATTAGATAAATATAAGATTGAAGAAAGCAGTTTGCAAATTGCTAGTGGTCAGCATGATTTAAAGTACATAAAAATGAATGGTCGTCTTCAAATAGATTTGTATAATTATTTTAGACGAGAAGAAAATTTATCCAGTTATAAATTAGATTATGTAGCTGGACATTTTATCGGAGATTATGTTAAAAAGGTTGCTGAGGCAGAAGATTCGAATAGGTACGTAGTGATACATTCTGGAAATTTAACCGGATTACAAGAAGGCAGTTTTATTCATTTTGAAGAAATTGGTCATTCCACTGAATATTATGATGGTGGATCTAAATTCAAAGTCGCATCGGTTGATAAAGAAAATCATTTGTTTCGTATTTCGATACCGGAAATATATCCCAGAAATATATGCAGTTCGTTGGATTTCACCAAAAAAATACGTTGGTGTTTAGCAAAGGATGATGTAACACCCAAAGATATTTTCAAAATGACAAATGGAACAGATGCTGATCGCGCAGTGATTGCAAAATACTGTATTCAGGATTGTAACCTGGTTCATTATTTAATGAATAAAGTAGATATATTAACTGGTTTTTCAGAAATGTCGAAAATTTGTAGTGTTCCAATCCATTTCTTAGTTTCAAGAGGTCAAGGGATCAAACTCACTAGTTACATAGCAAAAAAATGCAGGGAAAAAAATACGTTGATACCTGTTATAGAAAAAGGCAATTCTGATGAAGGATATGAAGGTGCAATTGTTTTGGATCCAAAATGTGATTTGTATCTGGATAATCCTGTTGCATGTGTAGATTATGCGTCTCTGTATCCGTCATCTATGATTAGTGAAAATCTTTCGCATGATAGTAAAGTATGGACAAAAGAATATGATTTGGATGGTAATTTAATTGCAGAAACTGGTGAAAAGGGTTTGACGGTGGATGAAAATGGTCTAGAGATCGAATATTTTGTATATGATAATTTACCGAATTATAACTATGTAGATGTGAAATATGACACATACAAATACGTGAGAAAAACAGCAAAATCCGCAGCAGAAAAAATAAAATCAGGATATAAATGTTGCCGATTCGCACAGTCGATTAACAGAAACGAACGTGCTATTATGCCTTCTATTTTAGAAGAATTATTAGCGTCGAGAAAAGCAACGAGAAAATTGATACCTAATGAAAAAGATGAATTCATGAAAAATGTATTGGATAAAAGACAGTTGGGATACAAGTTGACAGCAAATTCATTATATGGACAATGTGGTGCAAAGACCAGCACATTTTATGAAAAGGATGTTGCTGCATCAACAACTGCTACAGGACGACTTTTATTGACATATGCAAAACGTGTTATTGAGGAATGTTATGGCGATGCAATATGTAATACGAGTGAATATGGACCTGTTTTAACAAAAGCGGAGTACATATATGGTGACACGGACTCAGTATTCTTCACATTTAATTTGCAAACCCCTGATGGGGAACCTATCCGCGGTAAAAAAGCCCTCGATATTACAATTGAATTGGCACAAGAAGCTGGTCACTTAGCATCTTCGTTTTTAAAGGGACCACACGATTTAGAATATGAAAAAACATTTATGCCGTTCTGTTTGTTATCGAAGAAAAGATATGTAGGCATGTTGTATGAAACTGATTCTACAAAATGCAAACGAAAAGAAATGGGGATTGTGCTAAAACGTCGTGATAATGCTCCGATTGTCAAAGATGTTTATGGAGGTATTATTGATATTTTAATGAAAGAAAAAGATATACAAAAATCAATAGCGTTTTTGAAATCGTGTCTCCGCGACATAGTAGAAGAAAAATATCCGATTGAAAAACTAATTATAACAAAATCGTTGCGGTCTGGTTACAAAAATCCACAACAAATCGCACACAAAGTATTGGCTGATCGCATCATGGAGCGTGACCCGGGAAACAAAATTGGTTCAGGTGACAGAATTCCATTTGTTTATATAAAACATCCTAGCTTAGAACAAGTGGTTGAATCTGACCCAGAACCAGAACCTATACTCGAAATTCAGAATAATCCACCTGAACCTGACCCTCACCAGGAACAAGGAGTAAAAAAAGGTAAAGGTCGAAAAAAAGCACCAGTCAAACCAAAACCAGCTCCAAAACCGAAAAAAATAAAAGTGCCAAAATTAAAACTATTACAAGGTGATAAAATAGAGACACCAAAATACATAGCGGAGAAAAATTTGAAAATAGACTATGGCTTTTATATTACAAATCAAATTATGAAACCAGTTCAACAAGTATTTGCTCTTGTGTTAGAAAAAATATGGAGAATGCAAAACAAAGAATTAAAAATTCAAAAATTTAAAAAAGAAGCGGAAGAATTATTGGCTTTATATGATAATGATATGACAAATGAAAAATATCAAACGAAATTAGAAAACATGAAAAATAAGGAGGTAAAAACACTTTTGTTTGATGAGTTTTTACAATAATAAAAAATACTTAAACATATGTATATACATATACATATATTATGAAATTTATAACAACAATTTTTAAAAAAATACTACCAGTGGAATTACCCAAACATGTGGGTAGATGGAATATCGATTATTGTAATATAAAAACGAACACCAAAGTTGATTTATCGAATGAAGATCATTGTGGTCCATGTGGTCAATACGCATTAATAAAATTAAAATCAAAAAATGACGATGACGATAACGATAAAGAAAAATCGAAATAATTTTTATTTAACATAATCTTTTTTCACAAAACCAATTTTTAATAAATGTTACGAATGAATTTGACTTGACATTTTCTATTTCTAATATTTTTTTTTCCAAAATTTCTATTCTTTCTATTAATTTATAGACTGTACAAAACAATTCTTTATTGTCATATATATTTTCTACATTATTGGTTGTGTTATTAATATGTTGTAGTGGTTCAGTTATACATACATTCGAATTCGAATTTTCTTCTATTTTTTTTATTAACGCATCTTCAAAATATTCTATGTTATTGTGGTAATTCTCATCATGATTCTCAATATTCTCAATATTCTCATCACTGTCATCATCATCGTAACTTGTTGGTTTTTGTAGTGATAAATTAATTTCATTATCTTCATTATCTTCTTTATTTTCATTTTCATCGTCTTTATTTTCATTTTCATCGTCTTCATTTTCTTCATACTCATTTTCTTCATACTCATTTTCATTTTCCTCGTCTTCATCTTCATAAGCGTCATCCCAAAAATTGAGTTGTTCATAACCTCTTGCCTCATTAAAATTGTTAATGATTTGTTCTTTTTCCAATTTATGTAAAATAGAAAAAGCGCTTCTTTTATGTAAAATTGCAATTTCTTGAATAGTTAATTCTTGTAATTCATATTCACGCTGTAAAGAAAGAATTTCATTTACACTCCACTTATAACGATTTCTTCTATTTAATTCTTTGGTTGTCATGTTGTTTTTATAAATATATATAAAATATATATTTATATTATTTTCAGTTTTTTATTTTAAGATTTTTATTTTAGTATATTCATCTAAGTATATTCATCTAAGTATATTATTCAAATCAAGTGTAATTTTTTCAATATTACCATGCTCACTTTCATCAGGAATATATTTTAATAATAATTTACTAAATGTTGAACCATCACAGCCTATAAACACATTGTTGCAATATCTACCTATGATTAAATCTACAATTGCATTCAATTCACGTGCCGGTTGTTTAGTGTCAAATTTTTTGTCTATAAACATGATATTATATTCATTTTCTTTCATAAATTGAACAACATCGTTATTTATATCACCGGTTAATACAAGTGTTGTATCTTCTTTTTGAATATAATTTGTTACTAATTCAATGTATTTTGCTGTTAATATTCGTTTAAAAACTTGTTGATTCATGTTATTTTGTGCGGACCAATGATCTATACCATCCTCTTCAATTCTTAAATGTATAACATTAATTTTTTTATTGACATGTTCTATGTCACCATGTTCTGATTCATCATCCATAACTGGAATATAATTTAATTTTTCACTTATAAAACTAAAAGCATAATTCATCAAATATTTACTAAAATATAAGTTACTATATATTTCATCAATAAAAGCCAATAATCTAACATTATTATGTTTTTTTGCTAAAGTGATAACATCCCATGATATTGGTCTAAATGCAGTACTATCAACATTGAAACCATCCATTATTCTGAGATTGTATTTATTCAAATATTTGTTTATTTCAATCAAATTGAACACTTGGGATATTGAACAATAACTATTCGTATTAATTTCTGTTAAAAATTTATCCACAATCAACAACTCTTTTTTTGCTCTTATGCAAAATAGAATGGCGGACACTAACGATAATAATTGATTGCATAAACCATTATTATTTTCTCTAACTAGTTTTAAAAAAAACACATTGGTATCTGACATTGTTTAATTTATATTTTATAGTTATATTTAATATTATTTTTAAACGATATTTCTTGATTCATAATTATCGTTGTTGGGATTGGATCTGGAATTTAATCTTGAATTTGAATTTATATTAAAACGATTCGTATTATTAATTAATGTTTCAAATAGTAATATATTATTTGATGGATCAAAGAGAAATCTACTATCCCCATTTTCTGTAAAATTGTTGTTATTTCTTTCAAATAATTCATTTATAGAATTTAATGCTATCGAAGATAAATTATTTGCAATATTGTTAAAACTAGTTTCGAAGTTTGGTGTTTCTGAAAATATTCTACGAGGTGTAGTTCTTCTTCTTCTCTCTGAATGACCTATTGATTCTGTATTTGTCGAGGCAGTTGGAGTTGGTTGAGATGGTTGAGTTGGTTGAGTTGGTTGAATTGGTTGAGCTTCTTGACTTGTTTCTAAACTAACATCCACATCATTATTATAAGTATTTCTATTTAATGTTTCATTTAATGTTTCATTTGTGTTACCATTATAATCACGAATATCATATCTACACATAGGACAACGAACATTGGATTGAAACCATGTATTTAATTGTCTAGTATTAAAATTATGACCACAATGTAATATTTGTGTTATTGTATCTGATTCTTGAAATGTTTCCAATGAAATTGGACAAGTTGTATTAATAGGATTTTCAATATCACCAAATTGAATCTCGCGAGTTGCAGTAAATATTTGTTGCCTGGTAGGAATAATTGGTACATTGGATTGAAAATCCATCAAATTCATGAAAGAATTTATAAAATCATTCGATAGTATTGGTGATGCATTTGTTCTGGGATTGATACTAAAATGTTGCATATTTTCTAAAATATAAGGAACTCCATTAATATTTATTCGCTGATTTGTGTTTGTTCCAGGATGTCTATTGTGATTCTGATTCTGATTCTGATTCTGATATGATTGATATCTAGGTCTCATATAATCATCATTTAATCGAATACGATTCCATATATTATTAATATCAATTCTCATTGATTGTAATAAATTATTTTGATGTAATAAATCGTTATAAATTTGATGAAGTATATTTCTATCTCTTTGTCTTTCTCTCTCACGTTGTCTTTCATGATCAATGTCACGATACATTTCTAGATATTGATACCTATCTCTGTCTATCTCTATACTACGTGGTATATATCTGGTATTAAAATAATTACATTCTCTGCATCGATTTCGATTATTATAGTGATTATAGTGATTATTGTTGTTATGGTTATAACGGTTATTGTTGTTGTTATGGTTATAGCGGTTATTGTTGTTGTTGTTGTTGTTATGGTTATAGCGGTTATTGTTGTTGTTGTTGTTGTTGTTGTTGTTATGGTTATAGCGGTTATTGTTGTTGTCATCGGATTCAGAAACAATACTACTACTACTACTACTACTACTACTACTACTACTACTACTACTACTACTACTACTATGGGTATCTGTATTTATGTTAAGGGTAGTATTATTGACAGTATTTGTATTATCATTTTGTCTTGATTCTGAGTTTGAAGATACGGATATATTTTCTTGATCATGTATTTCTAAATTAAATATACTATCGCGTTCTATGTTACTATTCATAATTTTATGTATATATTGATTATATTAATTATATAATTAATAACATATATTTAAATATTATTGATTTAATTATAATAAAGGTTAATTACCCTTATAATTATAAAATACAAAAACGTTTCCACATAAAGATTCTGAAATCAACAAACACAAAACAAAACCACCATGACTGATATCAATTACGAAAAATATAAAAATAAAGGCCTATCTGGATTATGCAATTTAGGTAATACATGTTTTATTAATTCATGTATGCAGATATTATCTCACACATACGAATTAAATGAATTCTTGGATTTAGAAACATACAAAGAAAAAATAAACAATAAATATGATAGTGCATTATTGATTGAGTGGGATAATCTAAGAAAGATTATATGGAAAGATAATTGTATCATATCTCCTGGTAAGTTTATAAAAACAATACAAAAAGTTGCAAAATTAAAAGATGTGGATATTTTTACCGGATTTGCACAAAACGATGTCAGTGAATTTCTCTTGTTTATTATAGATTGTTTTCATAATACATTATCTAGAGAGGTTAAAATGTCCATTAATGGAACTCCTGAAAATGAAAAAGACAAAATAGCTGTTTTGTGTTTTAATATGATTGAAAAAATGTATAAAAATGAATATTCTGAAATATGGAATTTATTTTATGCTGTTCATGTTTCACAAATAAAATCTTTAGAAACAAATGAAATATTAAATAATAGTCCTGAACCATTTTTTATAATAAATTTACCTATACCAGAAAATAACAAAACACCGTCTTTATATGACTGTTTTGATTTATATATATCAGAAGAGATATTCGAAGGCGAAAATGCATGGTATAACGAAAATTCAAAAACATATGAAAATGTAAAAAGACAGATATTGTTTTGGAGTTTCCCAAGTATTTTAGTAATAGATCTAAAACGATTTTCCAACAAAAATAACAAGAATCAAAAACTAATTGATATTCCTATTGAAAATTTTGATTTGTCAAAATATGTAATTGGATATAAAAAAGATGATTATGTTTATGATTTATACGGAATATGTAATCATAGCGGAAATGTTCATGGTGGTCACTATACTGCTTACGTAAAGAATGCAAATAATAAATGGTATAGTTTTAACGATACTAGTGTTTCAGAAATAAATCCTACAATGTTAATTAGTTCAAAGGCATATTGTCTTTTTTATAGAAAAAAAATAATTCATTAATGTATATACATTTTATATAAATAATATAAAAAATATAAAATATTCATGGTAGCAAATAATATACAAATACCCTCAACATCTATATCACCGTCACCATCTACATCACCGTCACCATCTACATCTAGAACTGCACCTATTAAACCTGCAACAACATCAGCGCATATCACACATGCAACAATACCCGCATCCGCGCCAACTACAACATCCACACCGGCACCAAGTACAATATCCACATATAGACCTTCAACAATAACATCCACACCTACAACAACAACATCTACGCCTTCAACAACAACATCTACGCCTTCAACAACAACATCCACACCTAGTACAACATCTACAACATCCACACCACCAACCTCATCTTCAACCTCATCTCCAACACCTAGTACATCATCAAATACATCATCTACACCATCAGTTTATGAAACAAATGATAATAATATATACAATTTTCCATTGTTACATGGAGGTAATGGAAATGTAGAAAACTCATTTTCAAATTTCTTCAAAAATTTCAATCTAACTCCAGGTGTTTTAATCATTTTTTTAGTAGTAATAATAGTATTTGTATTACTATTTTCTTCATTAAGTTCTTTAGGAAAAAATAGTTCTGGTGATACTTCATCCACCGGTACAAGTGATACACCTACGAGTACCAGTTCTAAAGGATCTAATAGTGTAGGTAAATCCCATATAATAATAATAATTGGTATAGTTTTACTAGTAATCGTAATATCATTTTTATATAGAAAATTTGAAGATACTACTATTATTGCATCTATTAAAAAGTTATTTACGAAAAACCCCCAAGTTAATGTAACTGCAGGAAAAACTCCTCCTCCAATGCCTCAACAATCAAATACGAGTAAGGAAGTTCCAGAAATAAAATTATATAAAGAAGTTTTTAATATTCCAGGAAATAATTATACTTATGAACAAGCAAAATCAATATGTACCGCATATGATGCAAAATTAGCTACATACGATGAATTAGAAGAAGCATATGGTAGAGGTGCTGAATGGTGTAATTATGGTTGGTCTGAAGGTCAAATGGCTTTATTTCCAACACAGAAAAAAACATACAATACATTACAAACAATAAAAGGTCATGAACATGATTGCGGACGCCCTGGTATTAATGGTGGATATATGGCAAATCCTAACGTACGTTACGGTATTAATTGTTACGGAAATAAACCTAGAAGAACTGAAATCGAAAAAGAATTGATGGAAAATACAAATCCTTACCCATTAACAAAGGAAGATATGTTAATGGAAAAACAAGTTGATTATTGGAAAGAAAAGTTACCTAACATAATTGTATCACCATTCAATAACAATCGATGGAGTAAATTTTAGAATCCATTATACACAAACAAAAATAATCGGATATATAAATGGGTGAAATGGGTGAAATGGGTGAAATGGGTAATATAGATTTTGTTGTTCCATTGTGTAAAAATAATATGATATTTAGAGCAACGATTGAATCGATTGTTTATAATTATCATCCCAGAAATATTTATATTATAACTAATCCAAAAGATGTGATATATTTAGAAAGTATTACAAAAAATTGGGATATTGGAAACACTGTTATTACCACTATAAATGAAGATGTTTTTTTTATGAAAAATTATGGTTTAACTAAACATGACATAGAACAATATTATACCTTTATAGACGCGGAATCGAGAGAATTTGGTTGGTGGTATCAACAAATATTAAAATTGGGCGCGTATAAACAAATCGAAAACCTATCAGATCCATATGTTGTTTGGGATTCCGATGTAATTGTTTTACAAAAATGGAATTTATTTGATTCAAAGGACGGTTTTTATAAATTTGCAATTTTACAAGAATGTTCCAAAAATGAATTTAATAAAAGTGAATATTCAAAATCTATAAAAAATTTGATAGGTTTGGATTCGATTGAACCTCCCATTGAAGGTACATTTGTACCTCACCATTTTATAATGCATCATAATGTTTTAGATAGGTTGGTTTGTTTTATTGAAGAAAGACATGTTGCAACTACAACTACAAATACAACTACAAATACAACTACAAATGTGGATTCATGGATAAAAATAATTATATCATTATCGAAAACATATTATCGGTTTAGTGAATATAAATGTTTGGCTACTTTTATGCGACAACACTTTCCGGAATTGTTGTTATTCTATCCTTTTGAATTACATGGTAAAAATGGAATTCGTTATAGAGATTCTATTAATATTATAGAAAAACTACACGATTTTTGCGCTAGTCAGAGAGATAATAGTTTGACTTATAATAAGTTCAAAGAATTCACTAAAAACAACTATGATTTTGAGCCGTCCTATATTCAAATAGAGCATGTGGATGTGTAATCTACATGTATTTGTATAATTTCATTCTTATAAAATATATAAAGGTTTTATAAGAATTAATACATAATAATGGAAAAAGAAAAAATATCCTACTTAAAAGCCGATGACAACAAAATCATCAATGAAAAATGTATAAGATGGGTAAAAAAAATAGATCAATGTTTGCATGTTTGTAATAAATCTGATGGATGTGACGTTGGTATTGGCACTCATAAAATATGTAAATTGAATAATCCAGACAGTTACGATAAACTGAATAAACATTTTGAAGAGTAATTTTACATGGGTGATGATTTTGCTGTTTTTTTATGATTAGCAACATGTTTTGCGAGTTTAATTTTATTTTTTCTCGATTTTTTCTTTTCCGATTTGCCAGATTTTTTTGATTTCTCATAACTGTCATCATTTGCATTTACTTTTTTCAATAATTCCTCGTAAATTTCATCCGAAATTTCGTTATCTTCATTTACATTTGTTTCCGCATCCATATTTTTATTTGAATTATGTTTATAAAATAATCCAAATGGAACAGCCATATTGTTAGCGTGTTGATTATTACCACCAATCATGGTCTGTAAATTTTCAATAGGAGATCCACCATATTGTGTGATATTTTTCAAAAGCACTGAATTAATGTTGAAACCTCCACTTACTATACTACCATCTTCGGATTTTGAAAAAACCATATCATGCTCTTTCATAAAATGATCTTCTTGTGAATCATACGACATAATCCAAAATTTATTTATATTATAAGTATATTTTTATATCATATATCATGAAAAATACTTTTGCGATATGCGGTTTTCATTTTTCATTTTTCATTGTTGGAATTATTATTATAATACCGTTTTAATTCAGTAATAGTCTTTGTTTCTCTCCGCTTCTTCAAATAATCTATAATTTTTTTGACCTGGTCTTCATTTTTTATAATTTCAGATAAACAAGTTTCTACATATGTAAATGTTAGTGGAGATGTTGTATGTGTATTAACTAATTTGAGTCGTCCATCAGTAATATTAATAACTGAATTGGTAGATAATTCACCATTTGATGTTAAGGATTCAAGCAAAGATGACTTTTTCTCTCGAAGTTCTTTTGCTTTTTCTTGTACCAATTTATATTGATTGTCTAATATCACCCATTGTTGTAATTGTTTCTCAATATTTTTATCCATACTTGTAATAAAATTATATTTGTTTTTTGGTTTTTCAACAAATATAATTTGAAGTTCTGGGGGTGGGAGTTTTAGATTTTATCTAGAGAGAACCCATTTATTTTCTGTATCTCCTTGTTCTCTTACCTTTGTTACCTTTGTTAGTTTTTGATCTAGGACCATAATATTGTTGTAATCCTAAAAGTACTAAAGGAGCTACTGCCTCACCAATCATTTGATTCCAAACACCGCCTCTTTGGTTTTGTTGTTGATTTTGGTTTTGGTTTTGGTATTGGTATTGTCTATTGTTTTGTTGTTGAAACTGGTTTTGGTTTTGATTTTGGTATTGATTTTGGTAATTTTTTTTTCGAGCGCCACCATTTTGCATTCCTGCTGCACCTGATTTTGCAGCCGCAATCATATATGAGTTTTGATTATTACTATCTAATGCATTACTTGTTGAATAATCAGGACTAGTATCAAATTTTGACATTAGCGGTCCAAAATCACCAACAGTACCTCTTTCGTATTGCGGTCCGCCAATAGCGTTTGCGCTATCAGTATATGTACCTGGAATATATGGAGTATTTGGATAAAAATATCCACCTTTCATCATTCTATGACCGCGTCTATGTATTCTTGAACTTCTTCTTTTTCCATATTTTTTTGTATTGTGTTTCATTTCGGTTTGGTTTTGTTTGTATATTATATATTATACGTATAAAAAAATAATTTAAGAATGTTTGGATATAATTGATTTATTACGAACTAAATACAGCAACAAAATAATATTTACTAAAATAATCAAAATATTAATTAATATAAGCGATAATCCTATATACATATATGGAGTCATTATACTAATAATAACATCCATTATGGGAATTAAAAATGTCTTAATCTCTTTTTTGATGTCTTCTCTTTTTAAAAGTGCTAAACATTGATTCACCAATGTATCCTTCATCCGAATGTAATAAATTTATTTAATATTATTTTTTTTTATTTTTTGCGTGTCGATACAATATAATTTTTCTATAGAACCAATAAATATAAATACCGATTCAATGGAAAATATTTTTGAACCCAATGAAAATTTCAAATTTGATAATATTACTTTAGGACAACCCAATGCTATTCAAGGTGGTGCATATTTTACTAAAATATTATATAACAATAAATCTCTTTATATTCAATGTCCTAAATGTGTATCAAAACAGGGTATTATAAAAAACGGTAAAAAAATGTATATTGATCTACTGTTTAATCATAGTGATGAATCCATTATTCAATGGTTTATTAATTTAGAAAGTACATGTCAAAAACGCATATTCGATAAATCGAATGAATGGTTTCAAAATCCGCTTGAATTAACTGATGTTGAATCCGCATTTAGTAGTCCTATTAAAGTGTATAAATCATGTAAATATTATCTGTTAAGAAGCAACATTAAAACAAATTATTTAAATGGAAATCCAATGATTAAAATATTTAATGAAAATGAAGAAAATATCAATGTTGAAGATATCAATGCGGAAACAAATTTTATATCTATTTTAGAAATACAGGGAATTAAATTTACTACACGTAATTTTCAAATAGAAGTAGAAGTAAAACAAATCATGACGATGAATGTAGATATTATATTTGAGAATTGCTTAATAAATAAAAAGTCAGGTGTTAGTGTGTGTGAATCAAAACAAAATATAAAAGATACAAAACAGTTAGATCAGGATCATGATAATAATGACACCAAAGTTGGGTTTGATATGAATGGGTTATTATTTGATACAGAAGATATTAAACAAGAGAGACAATACACACAAAACACACAAAACACACAAGACAATGAATTGATTGATTTTGATGATATTAATTCGAATCTAGAAGAAGTTACAGACATTATTGATGATAATGATGATAAACATGATAACACAATTGAAATTGAAACTACAACAAATGATATCAGTGAAGATATTTTAAATGATATAATTGAAAATTCAAAATCCAATAGTGACGATACTCTAGGAATAGTTACCAGTCACTTGAATAATATCAATAGTAAAAATACATCCAATACATCCAATACATCCAATACATCCAATACATCCAATACATCCAATACATCCAATACATCCAATACATCCAATAATTCCATAAATGTAGAAAATGAATTACATGAAATCACTTTAGATATCGAAGAATTATTACCAGAAAATACAAATACTTTAGAAATACCTATTAGTACTATAAAATTGAAAAAACCAAACGAAGTTTATTATGATTTATTTAATAAAGCAAAAATAAAAGCGAGAGAAGCGAAAAAAATGGCTATACAAAGTTATTTAGAAGCAAAAAAAATTAAAGAGACATATTTATTGGAGGATGTAGATTTAAGCGAAGATGAAGAATATGATGAAGAAAATTAAAACAATACAAAATGCAAAAACAAAACAAATAAAATAAAATACCTCAATTCATATTTATATGAATTAAAAATAATTTTTCAAAATTATTTTATCCTTAATTTTATATAATGAGCATGTCAACTTTATTTAAAAAGACAAAGTCAGAACATATATTTGTTTTAGTCATATGTTTATTCGTAGTCGTTTATTTTATTTACAAATTCTACAAACATTTAGATTCTAAGGGTAAATCTGGTTCTGAATATTATGGTTCATCAATGGCATCACAATATGGTAATCAACAAAATAATAAACAACAAGGTATGCCATCCGGAATGAATAACCAACCTAGTATGAATATGAATATGAATATGAATACTACTGTTTTACCATCTCATGCTGACGCTTTACAAACTGATATAACACCTGCTCCAGTTATGCCAGGAACACAAACTAGTATGCCAGGTCTTCCAACTTCATGTTCAAAACCAAATATTCAAAATCCATCTGAATTATTACCAAAAGATGTCAATAGTCAATGGGCTTCATTGAATCCATCTGGTCAAGGATTCTTATCCAATATTAATTTATTAAATGCTGGATTCAATATTGGTATTGATACAATTGGATCAAGTTTGCGTAACGCCAATCTCCAAATTCGTTCCGAACCTCCAAATCCACAATTAAATGTTGGACCATGGAATCAAAGTACTATCACTGCTGATTTCATGAGACCACCTTTAGAGATTGGTTGTGGATCTCAATAAGTAACAAACTAACAAAATAACAAACTAACAAACTAACAAACTAACAAACTAACAAACTAACAAACTAACAAAATAGTGTAATTTACATATTTTTCATTTTTAATGCAAAATATATAAAATAACTTGATTATATAAAATAGATTTTCATTATAATTAAGCACATATAGATAGATAAAAATGACAGGTATGCAGATTTTAGGATATTTATTTGTTATATTAATTATTATTCTATGTTTAAGAATATATTATGAATCCGATTCGTTTCAACTTAAATGTATTATATCCGGTGTAGATGGTAATAAATATTGCGTTCGCGATCGTAATAAAGTAAAACCCGCAGCAAATTTATTGGCTACTGTTACAACAAAATGCAAAGATTTAGTCAATTATGTGAATGAAAAATACCCAAATGATCCAAAGGTTCAACGTTTAGTAAAAGGTTTCAACCCAAAAAAAATAAGTGAAACATTACCTAACAGCGAATTGACTGCATATAGTGAGAATAAAGGAGAGAAAATTGCATTTTGTTTAAATAAAAAGAAGGAAGATAATAATAATTTAATTGATATCAATACACTTACTTTTGTAGCAATACATGAATTGTCTCATATTATGACGGTTAGTATTGGACACAAACAAGAATTTTGGCAAAATTTTAAATTTTTATTAGAAAATGCCAAAACTGCGGGTATATATGATCCAGTTGATTATAAAAAAAAACCAAAGGAATATTGCGGAATGACCATATCAGATAATCCATTTTATGATTTATAATGTAAGATCTATAATCTATATATTTAATTTGTATTATTCTATTATTATTACCTTCTGTTTTTTATAAATTTGAAAAATAAATAATTAAAACTATTCTGTCTATAAAAAATAGACAGAATATATATGACAACCAATGAAAAGACATTACCTATATATAAAATAAATCATTTGGTTAATCAGGATACAATTGATTCAATATATGTTTTTTATGGTAATTTTCCAGATGATACAGATTTAAACGAATTATTTAAAATGGAACCAAATAACCAATTATTTTATCCTGAAATATTCAACGACGAAGAATTAACTAATATTAAAAATAATAATATATCTGTTAATTTTCTCACACAAAAAATACATTTTGACGATTCAATTGGAACAATTAAAATTAAGATTGTTGATGGGCTTTCAATATTTTCTAATAAAAATTTTACTTTAGAGGAAATATATTTGTTTTGCATGAAGGAAGAAACTCTTAATGCTGTTTCTATTTATGAAACATTGACACAAAATAAACGATTCGGACTAACAAAAACAAGACTCTATAATTTTTTATTGAATATTATTCGTGATAGTGAAGGAAATAGTGTTACTATTCAAATTCCAGATGCAATCAAAAATAAAACCATATTTGATTTTGATGATATAATTTCATTAAATATAGATGGAAAAACATTTTGGATGAATAAATCGGTTGGACAAAAATATTATCTGATTAACAACGAATATCCATATGTTTATAATCCATTTGATAATAGAAATCATGACGATTTTATTGAACAAACAAAACGTGCATTGACAACATCGAATAGCGAACTATTATTAAATACGGGTGCAATTAAAAACAATAACATTTATTTATGTTTAGCTTCGGACGTTTTGAACCAGGTAACTACAACTAACACGAACATAAATATGAGTGCTAATAACGAGGGATATATAATTAAAGTTTATTACCCGTTTTTATTTTCTAACAATATTTTCTCTCTAACCGATCTAGATAAGGATCGTGATTCTTTAATAGAACAGAATAAAAAAGTAATAAATCAAAGTGTTATTGATTCATTTAATATAACTAATTTATTTTATGATGTATATAACGAACGAAAAAACGAATTAAAATATGATAAAAAAGGAATTACCCATATAAGAGCTATTATACATCCATCTTATAATACTCATATTCCAATAGATGTAATTTTTAAATTATTACATGCCACAAAAGATGTACCTTTAGTTAAATATAATCCTGCATCGAGACAAGAGAATATGTACAGGCTTTATACTGATAAGCTTTCTATCGATGGTAGAAAAATCCCCTTTTTAAACAAAGCAACAATTTTAAAACTAGTTAAAACATTGGGGAGAGATAAAATGGTTTCTCTCTACATAGAAGATGTGCATAACAACAACAATGGCATCAGCAACCCTTATACTATCACTTGTGAATTTGAAAATAATGGTATTATTTCTATTGTCGGAAATTTTAATCAGCCAATTGATTTGAATGAAATTAACATTCTATTCAAAAAAATGGTTAATCCAATCATAAACAGTTTGAATGATTTTTTACAACAAAATGGTTATAAAATCAATCTATTTGAATCTTTTGATGCGGATAACATTGAAGTAAGTAATTTAAAGTATGAAACTACTATTGAAATTGATAAAAATATTAAAATAAGTGAATTAACAAATTGTATTTCTAGTATTTTTGTTGTTGAATCGACTGATGTTGCAAATGATATTCAATTACGATTCAAAAAAGTTGCAAATTTTAACAAAGCTACTAGTCAAGAAGCATTTATCATTGAAAAACAAAATGAAGGATTACGCGGTGCAGAAATTGTAGATGCATTATTGCAAAGTTATACTGACATGTCGAGAGATGATGCTATTAATTTATTTGAAAAAATAGTCAGTGAAGCAGAATTGCAACGTACTGCAAAGCGAAAAACTGTTACTATTCGAAATAATCCTGGATTTAAAACAAATATTCATTTGAATAAAGAAAAAGGTGTGATTACAATCACAATGGACAACATTAACAACATCAATTATTTGGACACTGTCCCAATTTATTTAGATACCATGGTGCGTTTAACACAAAATAGAACAAGTACTGGATTTTCATTAGAAAAAATCAATGAATTGTGTTTCATGTCTAAGAATAACGAAAAAGAACTTGAAGCATTAAATGTAGTATTAGATGATATTATATCCGCGTCAGAATCTTCATTAATAGAAAATGATATGAATAAACAGATAAATCAGTTGGAATTAGAAGATATTGAAAAAGAAGAGACAAAGAGTCAAATGGGGGATGGGGATGTGGATGATGAAGGTAGTTTTGATAGAGAAGGGCATACAAATGGTATTGAAAACATAGAAAGCGAGGCTGATCAGAGAGAAGCCAAAGAAAAAATAGCCAATGTTTTAAATATGTTTTATGGTGATTATGATGAAGAAGAAGAAAGTGAAGAGGGTGTAGAGAGATCACAAGGTGAAAAGAGTGGAGGTGGTGATGTAAAAGATATTGTTGGTATGAAATTGAGTAATCCATTTTTATTTCAAGAAAGGTTAGAAAATCGTGAGCCAGTATTAATTTTAAAAGAAGAACAAGGTAAATACAATCGATATTCTAGAACATGTCCATCTACTACTCGTAGACAACCAGTTATATTGACTCAAAATGAATTAGATAAAATCAACAAAGAAAACGCTGGATTTTTACAAGAAGAAGATGTAATCAAATATGGTTCGAATCCTGATAATAAATATTATTATGTCTGCCCTAGATATTGGAATTTAAAAACTGATTCATTGATTACACCCAAAGAAATTGCTGATAATCATTTGGAAGATAAAATAATACCAAAAAGCGCAAAAACTGTTCCAAAAGGAAAATACATTTATGAATTTTATAATCCTCCAAAGAATGATCCAGATTATAAACATTATCCTGGTTTCCAAGTCGATAAACACCCAAATGGATATTGTTTGCCTTGTTGTTTTAATAGTTGGAGTACTCCAAAGCAATTGGAGAGAAGAAAGGCGTGTTCAGAAAATGTAACACCTGGATTTGGTAAGGAAACAAATAATCAAGACATGCAACCAAAAGAAAATATGTTGGAGGTTTCCGATGAAGATGAAGTCGCCGAACTGCAACCACCACAACCACCACAAAAAAAGGAAAAAGCGCCTGAATTAGAAAATTATGTTATTGGTCCTGAAAAATTTCCTATTTTAAAAGGACGATGGGGATATTTACCTACTGCTATTCAAAAAATTCTTATGGAAGTAAATTATAAATGTCAAATTAGTAAAAATAATACTAACATTCGTCCGGATCACACATGTTTGGTGAGACATGGTGTAGAATCGGATATAAATCAATCTTTTATCGGATGTATTGCAGATGCCATATATTTTACCAAATTGGATGATAATAAACAACCTATGCAAATTCCTACGATAAAAAAAATGAAGGAAATAATTATTGACTCTTTGACAATTGATTCTTATCTTACTTTTCAAAATGGTGATCTTGTCAATACCTTTATGGTTGATTCGGGTATGGGTATGGGTATGGATGTTGAAGTGGATAATAAAAAAATAGAAAAATACAAGGATTCCAATTTATATAAAAAAACGGATGATGGTGTGTTTTTTAATAAAATTGTCGGCTCATTTGAAAATTTTATTGATTTTTTGAGGAGCAGTGATACTATAATAGATTATACTTATTTATGGGATATTGTGTGTCGTCCAAACCCAACGTTATTTAAGAGTGGAATCAATTTAGTTATTTTGGAAATTCCTAATAATGATATCACCAACAATGTAGATTTTATTTGTCCAACCAATCATTATTCAAGTCATTTATTTGATGGTAAAAAACCTACATTGGTTTTGATTAAACAAGACTCGTTCTTTGAACCTATTTATTCATATCGATTTAATAAATCCAATGAAACATTATTTGTCGGTAAATTATTCAGTGAATATGATACGAAACTATCCGTTACAATGCGCGATTTCTTCAAAAAAGTAGTGAAACCCTATGTTCAAAATATGTGTATGCCTATTCCTAGTATCCCCAACTTATATAAAATGACGCAACCTATTTTACTTGATGATTTGATTCACAATTTGGATAAAATAAAATATGAAGTTTTAAAACAAGTAGTAAATTATCAAAATAAAGTAATCGGTCTTGTCGTTGAAAGTGGGAAAAGACGGGGTAATATAAATGGGTCAGGATTTATTCCATGTTACCCTTCTGCTATCAATGATAAATATGACTATCAATTCATGACTGATAAAGATATATGGAACACATATACTAACACCTTGTCATGTTTGTTAGACGTTTATAGAGAGAGTAAAGGAAAAATACCTTGTAATCCTATTTTAAAAATAGTCGAAGATGAAATGATTGTTGGATTTTTAACACAAACAAATCAATTGATTCAATTATCTGAACCTGTTTCTATTGATAACAAATCAATTAAAGATGATATACCTTTATTAAAAGATCAACATTATGTTGTTAGTAATGTTGGTGTTGAGGGTACGGGTAGCGATGATAAAATCAATAAATTACGCGATGTGGATGTTACCATTGCATTGTCGAATCGGGTTGATTCTGAACGAGTTGAATATATTAAAAAAATTAGAATGGAATATGAGTTTTATCAAGTGTTTCGCACAACTATACGAATTTTATTAAATGATTATGAAAATATCAAATTGCGTGAATCTATTGAAGATGAAATCAAAAAAAATTATGTCATGTACTACTCGAAAATCGAAATCATCAAAAATTTATTGAAAACACTAGTTGAGAGAAAAAACACGGTTATTTTCACGGATAATTATAATTATGATATGATTAAAGAGATAACCACATGTGTTACACGATCGACTAGTGAAGGTGTCGGCGACTCTGGAGAGAAAAGCAAATGTTCTATGAAGTCACCTATTTGTGTTGTGTCTGATAATGGAAATACATGTCAACTTATCTTGCCTAAAAAGAATCTTGTTACTGGTAAAAATAATGAGTTAATATATTATGAAAAAATGGCTGATGAATTGATTCGATATATACGTATCAATAAATACATTTTTGAACCAAAATCCTACTTATCTTTTGAAAATATGGGATATAATTTACATGACAATGAAATATTATTGTTTCAATCATTGATAACACAAGAATATTTTGAAGGACTGATTCCAGCTACAAAAAATAAATATGTAAAGCGCAATACATATGATTCAGTGGAACCAATATTAACAGAGCATTATGATAATACTGTAAAATATGATCCAAATACTCTTCTTGTTTCTGCTTCTGCACCTGCACCTGCACCGATCGCTATACCTATTGAAGTTCCAAATGTGCCGGAGCAACCATCTGTGTCAATGCCTCTCTCACAGTGTAAATCAACCATCAACCCCAAAATATCGTCAGGAATATGGAAAAAATGCTTTCCATCGGTTTGCGGTGAAAAAGAGTACGATAAAAGCGTTGAATGCACGTTTCAGGTATTGATCGATGTTGGTATAAATTTATCTATTAATTCAATACGTAAAAAATTATATGATGAATATAAAAAATATTTACCAACATATGAAGGTCAAATATTAGATATTTTAATGGGTCAGGGTAAAAAATCATTGGTAGCGCGAGTAAAGTCAAAATTAATAACGTTTCATGATTTGTTGTTTTCTGAAAGTTATTATTTGACGACGCTCGATTATTGGCTTTTATTGACAAAAATGCGTATAAATAGTTTTTTTATTTCTTCCAAATTTTTATTTGATACTAAATACACGTCGAATAATATGTTGGTGTTTGATGATGAGACTCGAGATGCATTTGCATTTATTGTTATTCCTGGTGTTGTTAATGATGTTGTTCCGGTATATAAGTTGATTGTAAATAAAAAACACAGTGAGAACATTTTTATATCCATTAAAGATTTTAATGATTGTGAAGGTAGGAATGATTTGATGACGAGTGTTGATGATCATGATTCTGGTAATGATAGTGTGGAAAACTACATCAAAAACTTTACTCGAGTAAAAACCACCGTTTATAAAAAGAAGCAACCAAAATTGGAAATGGATGAAACGCCTGAACAACTTGAGGTTAGAGATGAGGAAAATATATCTGCATCATCATCTAAATCTATCGAAGTAACCGCGCCCAAAAATGTGAATGCTCTTAGAAAAAAATCGTCTGGGACAAAAAAAAATACTATTAAAAAAATTGTAAATAGAAGACAGAATACTGAGAAAAAAACTGGTACTGGTGCGAATGCAAAAAAACCACTCTTGATTATAGCAGAAGAGTAAGGTTATGTAGCAAGGTATTTTTAACGATTTTGCATTATTGTGCATTAGGGAACAATAATTTATCTAGTGTTGTTCTCACACAAAACAATCTATGTAGAAATATTCCTAATAAAAATAGTATAACACTAATCCAAAAAAATGATTTTTTGAATATATAAGATATTATATAAGCAACTATCAGTGTAAGAAGTACATCTACAATCGAAATATTGAATATTTTATAAGAATGAGCACCTTTACCTGGTTCTCCTAATATATTTTTGTAGTTGCACAAATTCATATTTTTATATTATACATGAATATAAAAATATGTTATAAAAATGCGTAAATGGAAGCTATAAAACAACAAATGTGTAATATTCCATGACAATAAATGTGGTTTGAACAACACCATTCTCTTGATGAATAATAATTGCTCATATAAAATGAGAAAAATATACCAAATAAACTAATTATATATGAATAAAATAAAACCCGCGATATTTGTAAATTTTTACACAGTAACGTATATATTATAAAATAACTAATAGAAAATTTGGCGACATATGCATCTACTTTATGAACTATTGAATATTTTTTTGGATTGTTCCAAAACAATTGTGACATTATAATTGAACATATCAAACACACACCCAATAAAACTTCATGAATATTTTTTTTGAATTTATCATAAAAAAAATGAACGATATAAATAATAATAAATTTGTTATTTTTAAATTTTGTGGTTTTGTATGTGGTTTTGTATGTGGTTTTGTATGTGGTTTTGTATGTGGTTTTGTATGTGGTTGTGATTGTATGTATATTTGCATTGTGTTGTTGGTTATATTTAGACCATAATAGGTCTTTATATTTTTTATATTATGTTTTTAGAGGTATTTACATGAATCCCGGGTTATAATCGTTGTCCCCTCCCATATCGGTGTATTTAATACTTACTACATTATTTTGTACTGTTAGATTCTTTGTACTACATGAATCACCTGATTCTTCGATTTCTTCAAATGCTTCCTCTATCATTTTATCATCTTCCGTTTGTTCGTATTTCATACTTTCTTCTAGTTTCATCATTTCATCGAGATCCAATACTACTTGGAAAACACTTGTACCATAAAACCCTTCTTGACCCATCATGACATTCGCTGAAATACCTTTCATTGTATCCAACTCGGCGTGTTTTGCCGCTTTCAAAAACATCTCTGGTGTCTCTTCAAACGATGCTTTTGCAATTGGTCCAATATTATCATTATTAATACCATGTCTAAAGATTGAAATCATTTTACTTGTAGCTGTCATTCTATCACATAATACACTGAAATGATGTGAATTAATATATGTACCATCAAATTCTATAACATCTACAATTTCATTATAAATGGCTTGTCTTGCAGCTTCGATACCTAACACATGGAATATTTCTACAATATCATTACTAAATGTACGGGTTGGATCAATATAGTCCAATGCTAAAATATCCATCATATTTGTACCTATTGTATCCAAAACCCAGATATCTTGTTTTTTATAAACACCTGAATTTTCCACCACATTATCTTTAATCTTTCGTAATATTACTTTGTTGATTCCTTTAATACCACGCAGTACTATGTTTTGTAATAATTGATCTTGGAAGTTTTTCAATATATAAATGTGATCCGATTGATCTAATGGATTGGCTGATTTTTTACCCTTAGCACCTTGTTTTAATACATTATTCATACGAATTCTGAATATCAATTTATCGTCGTTGTAGTCCGAATATATACAGTTGATTTCATCACCATAACTATTTTTCAATGTGAAATTCACATCGTCCATAGTAATATTTTTCTCCAACATTACATTTGGATCCATGGTCATTCTAACAATCCATTTGGATTTTTCGTTGGTGTCATCCATCAAAGACACGTTGTTGCATTCATCCATCATGGATTCGAATTTTCTATATTGTTCTACTGTTGCTTTGTCTTCGTTGATTAAAGTATTTAAATCATCTGGATCAAAACATATTTCAACGGATTCAACTATTTCTTCTAATTTGGTGTGTTCTATCATATACATAATTGCACTGGCTTTTTCCTTGTCGGTTTCATCTTCTCGGTTCAAATAAACGGTGAGTGATGGATTCTTTGGTTCGCTCGATAATGACAGAATTTCTTCGATTCTTGGAACACCACGTGTTACATTGGATTTAGAAGAAACGCCAGCGAAATGAAAAGTGTTCAGAGTATTATGGACAATGACACCATAATCAGTCATGAAAGTTTGATTGCCTGGAACAGTAAAATCATAGACGAAGTTTTGTTGCTCTGGTGTATAATATTCGATTTTAGTAATTTCGTCCCACACGACGTTGGATGTTATTGCTTGTTTAAGAATACAAAGTTCGTTTTCTATTAAATGAGCTTTTTCATGTGACTTGAAAGTTTGATAATATTTTTCCAAAGTTCTACGTCCAATACTTGTAATATTTTTTCTTTTATAATGTCCATAAATTCTGCTTTGTTCTGGTATTTGTAATGTTTTACCGCAATATGCTACTATTTCTTCTAATCCATTAATTTTATCAATTTGTTCTGATACAAATACTTTGTCATTTCTTTCAATGTATTCTATTAAACTATCCAATTTTTCTTGGTGTAAAACTGTACCTATTTTTTCTTTGTAAATCTTTGCATATTTTGGACTAATATTTAAATGATATAGTGGTTTATCAAATCTAGTATTTTCTTTTAAAACTCCAAATATATTAAAATAATTTAATATGAGAGCTAAATCTTTTATTAATTGTTCGCTTCTACTGCAACAACGAATTTCATGATGATTTTTATCACAATTAAAATTACCATCGCCATCGAAATATCCTTGAAATAAACCTGCTTTGAACTCTTGTGGTGCTGTAAATGCAAAATCAGGAACACGTTTTACGAAACTTCCAGTGTCACATGTTGTTAATAATAATTCTGCAATCTCTTTTGAATTAAATTTTGTTGTAACGCCTTTTCCATATTCACCTTGATATTTATTTACATTACACTCTTTTCCAAATCGCTCTGCAAATTTCTTTGTATTTTCAATGTAATGTTCTGAAATATTTGTAATTGCAATCGAATTTTTATTTAAATTACCTTCCGCTAAATATGCACCAACAAACCATCCAAATAAATGATCGAGTTTGTATGTTTGGTTATTTATTTCAATTGTATCTTTTATAAAACTATCATCAATGTGACTGGATACTGGAATTCTCATTCCTTCTTTCATATCTGCGCCTACAATAGGAACTACCTTATGATTTTCACCGCGGACTAAATGAGAATGACTTGTTGTTGTTTCAACTGTTCTACCACTTCTTGTAGTTACTTTCATCATTTGACCATTTACTGGATGTCTGCTAATATGCGAAATTTTATTCCAACTAGTTTTTTCGTCTTCTGAAACACCCACAATATAATATTCATTCTCGAGATTGTCTAATAATGTTTCAACACTATTTTCATGTCCGGTGTTAAATGTCATATCTGGGTTTTTCATGATAATATCATCGCAAAATTCTCCAACAATGATCGATTTTAATGAAATATCATTTGTGAGCTTATTCCTGCAAATAATTTTATGTCGTGTGTTACCACATTCGCTCATTTGGGTTGATACTTCTCCAATACTTTGTGCTGCAATCATTCCCACCATTTCACCAGGTGCAACTATGGATCGTTTATAACTTAGTGAAATAGTCTCCAATAAAATTGTCAATGCTGAGCGATTGAAACGCTTAACAAATAACAAATCTTTTGGTGATAAATAATAATTATACAAAGCCTTGAATAATTTTGTCGGTTTTACATACATATTTTGTTCCATAAACTCATAATTTTGTTCTATCATTTCATAGGCTTCTAATGGTGTAATATCAACCAATGAATTGGATTGAATATTTTGTTGTCCTTGGATATTATTAATAATATATGCAAATGCAACTGGACAATTTACGACGTTATCACCCTTGTGTTTGAATACATATTGAATTATGTCATTTCTCAATTGAATCATACTTTCAGTGTATTCTTTATTCTTTTTGTTGAATGCCTCTTGTTGTTTTTTATATCTGGTATAGGTGTTTTTGATTAGGATTTTTCCAATGATTTTAGCCTTTGCTGATTCATCAGGTAAATTATAGTGAGCATAAATTTCTTGGATACTCATTCCAACAATTGGAATTTGTTGATTTTCTATTTTAACAGCATCAATACCATCATCACCATAGGTAAATTGTACAATTTTACCTTTGTTTGTACGAAGGGTCATATCATAATTTACCATAAGATCTTCCAAACCTTTGATGATTCTTCTTTGGATATATCCTGTTGTCGAAGTATCTCTTACTTGAAGACCATTTGCTAATCCAAAATTTAATGTACTTGGAATAGTTAAATCATATACTTTTGGATGTTTTTCTACACCAATAATATTAATTTCTGTAATTTCATCTAATAATACATCATTATAAGTTTGAAATAATTTAGAATTATTTTTCCAAACTATACATTTTAGTTTTTCATTTTTGTTATTTTCCAATAATGTTATTTTTTCTGCGAATATTTTTCCATATTGCGCACGAATTGCGAATCTATATGTTGGTTTGATATTTTTGGTTCCCAAATTATTTTGTTTTAATTGAGACATGGAAACTTTTCCGAAAATTCCAAATCTAGAACATAACATACTTATTCCTTCAATTAAACGTTTGGATGCGGAGCCAACATCAATCGAATTTTTTGAAATAGATCCATCTCCTGAATAATAACCGTTTAATAAACCCTTGATAAAATTTTCATTAGCAATAAATGCTTCACTTGGAACATATTTATTTTCTGCTTTATGTCCTAGCCATTTTTTCAAAAATGTGGATAATAAAGCACAGTTTCCAAGAATAGTATTTGTTTTTCCGCCAATTTTATTTATTCTTTCTCTTTCAGACCATTCTATATTATGTTTATCAAACCAATGTTTTACAAAATCTCTTATATTTTCATTTAGATTTGTAATTGTTACTGTTGTTTTACTTGCATTCCCTTCTGCTAAAAACAAACCAATGAAAATTCCGTTTTCTTCGTTTAATTCAAATGTTTCTTTGAATAAAATATTCTTTCTAGCAGCATGATAAGGATAAATGTAACCATCTTTAATAACATTTATATTGGAACGGATATTTGTTCGTTGTAGGGATGATTTTTTTGAATATGGAAGAGTGAATGTAGTACCATTATTTTTTTCCCACCATCCAGCTTGTATTTTTTGTTTGTTTGTCATATCTTCCTTCATTTTGTTCAATGCAATATTAAAATCGGTACCATAAACATACTCTGTTTTTGATAAATAATTTTGCATATTTACCTCGTTTAATATAATAGGCGGTTCGCATAACATGTTGGTTACTGGAACGCGATCACCTACTTTTATTTCAGGAGTAGGCATTTCTTTCAATTTTTTTGTTTCAGAATTCCAAATTAATAATGATTTACTTTCTGTAACAATAACATTTCTACCGCCTTTTGTCTTAATTTCGTACAATTCAGTTCCAGGATCATGTCTTGTAATAGCTGTTATTTCACCCCATGTAACAACCCCATTTTCATCGGTAGTTGGAATGAATACATCTCCTTCCTTAATATTCAATAATTCCATTTGTCTTTCTGTGAAATGTTGAATTTCTCTAGGATTTTCTTCTAATTGTTGATCTATCCATTTACCAATTTCAATATATTTTGCTTGTTTATTTTCAATAATTACAATAGGTGTTTCCCATGTTACTGATTTTACCGCGGTATCAATCAAACCAACTCTACCACCCATTGCATGGAAGAATAATTCTTGTGGTGAAAGACCATTGATATATGAACTTTCAACAAATCCTCTTGCTAATGGTGAATCGTCGAATTTGGTGAAATGTGGCAAAGTTCTTTGTTCAAAACCATAAGGAATACGCTTACCATCTACGTTTTGTTGTCCCAAACATGAAATCATTTGTGCGATGTTGAGCTCACTACCTTTTGAACCCGCATTTTCCATAATAACAAAACGATTATCTTTGTTTAAACTCTTTAAACCAATTTTACCTGCTTCTGCTGATGCTTGATTCAGAATATTATTTACTTGGGTTTCGAATTCTTCTTGATTTGTTTTTCCTGTGTTATTTTCAAATATACCGATTTGTGTTTGGTCGATCAATTTTTTTACATCTTTCTTCTTTTCTGTAATGACTTGGATAATGGATTGATTTGTTTTATTATCCGAAATTAAATCACTGATTCCTACACTATAAGCACTCGATTTCATGTATTCTGTTACAATATTTTGTAAATCATCGATGAAATCAGAGGCTGTCATGTTTCCAAAATCATTACATGTTCTTTGAATAAGGCCTTTTGTACCTGCACCTAATGTGCTCTTATCCAATTGACCACGAATGTATTTTCCGTTTTTAATTTCAATCACTTGATTTGATTTTGTGAAATCATCATTATCGCCAAATCTCTTTGTCTTATATTGGATCGACATTGGGGGCATGATTTGTGATAATATTTCAAAACTTGATATTTTTTTATCTTTTCCCTTCTCAAAAAGGGCTTTTTCATTTACACGATTAAACATCATTAATAAGTTCATTGCATCTCTTGCTGTAAAATTGACATTTTCTCGTGTAAATCTGAAACAACCCAACATTGAATCCTGGAATATACCAATAATCGCCGAATTGTTGGCTGGACTAATTAGTTGGTATGGCACGGCTGCCAAATTCCTTAATTCGGATTCGGATTCAACGTCCTGGGCCATGTGCAAATTCATTTCGTCTCCATCGAACTTTTCGCACCATATATGGTCTGGTAAATTTTGTATTTATATTAATTTATTTTTACCAGGCTAAATATAATGCACCCTCTATGTTTCCAAAGAGGAAGGACTGTACCTTAAGCAAACTCGGGATGGCTAGTCCTTCATTGTTCACCAACACCTCAGCAGTCTCTGAGTGCCTGTCGTATCCTACCATAACGGACTTAGACAGTAGCACTGCGGATTACCCATCTATCCTTCACATTATTACCTTTGGGATCGGCTATTAACCGAGTTCCTCACAGACGTTTCCTGTAGTGAGTGGTAGTGAAAGGCTTTAGGGACTTCCCGCATCAAGGTGTTTCGCAAATAAATCAATAAATTTTTGAGGCATTTCTATATTATTTTTTTTATGATATTCTAATAAGTTGGATACATGTTGTTGAATTTGTGATTGCAATATTTTATTATTTTTGGATAAATTTTCTTTCACAGATAAAGGCATCGTATTTCTCCAATTAAAAGCGATAAGCTGTTGTTCATCATCAGTTAAATCAAATTTAGACAAAGGAATTACATGGTCGATATGCCATTCCTTTCCATAGTTTTCAAATGTATATTTTGTATCGACATTTAAGATCCAATCAAGGTAAAACGTACAATTGCAGCCAAGATATTCTATCGTATGTTTATATTTTCTTTTTAAACATGATAATATCCTGCTTCTAATTGATCTTACTATGGTAGATATTGGTTCGTCTCTTTCACAATCTTTACATTTTAAACGATTGTGTCTAAATCTTTCTTTTGATTTGATAACTTTGCAATATTTACATAATTTGTTATCGATTCCAATAGCTTCTTGTTGTTGTGCTCTTAATTTTTGTCGCTCAATTGTTTTATTACGTTTATATTCTTTACATTGTGAAAGATGTTTTTCACGACATTTTTCATCTGAATGATATTGAAATCTTCTTTGTTGATTTTTTTTCATACGATATTCTTTATCATTATTGTATTTCAATCTTCTTATTTCATTATTACAATCTTTACATTGTGATCTATTTTTGCGAAATCGCAAAATAGATTTTTCATTATTGCATTTCACGCAGACAATTGTTAAGCTAGTATCCGCCATGTATATTATCATATCATATTTTTTATATTGTTTTCCTCAATTATTAATTTATTCACTAGGGAGTTTCACGCTTTTCACGCTCCCTGTTGCAGACCTCGATGGAATGTGACCATATATAGTCACAAAATTTGATCTGCGTTGTATGGTTTGGTCTAAATACAATCCTTACCATTTCTGGTAAGGCTGGACTGTATCTTACATCAATTCTAGGTGACTGACCTATCATTATTGACGGACCCCCGTTCAGTCTCTGAATGCCTTCCATAGTCTAGTCATAACGACATTAGGAAGTAACACTGCGGATTACCCAATCCTTTACATTCTTACCGTCGGGTTCGGTTATTAACCGAGATCCTCACGAAGGTTTCCCATATGTGAGTGGTAGTAAAGGCTCTAAGGGACTTCCCGCATCAAGGGGTCTCGCTTATATCTTTTTCAAAATATAAACTAGGGAGTAACACGCTTTTCACGCTCCCTGTTGCTAACACCAAGTCTATCAGCTACGTTCATTCTAAATGTGTCACCACGTTTCATAATTCGCGCGATATGACACATCATACTCATTCTGTGTAATGTTGGCTGTCTATTGAATAGGATTGGATCGCCATCCATCATATGACGGTGGACAACATCACCCTCTTCTAAAACAATAGAAGCTCTATCAATATATCGCAACGTAATTGAATCGCCGTTCTTCTTCTCCAGAATTTTTGCACCTGGATGCACCTCTGGACCATTTCGAACCAATTTCGTCAAAAACGCTTTATTCGCGCTATTCACGACAACTGGCTTGGTAATATTCTTGGCAATCTTCATTGGAATACCCAATTCTCGAATCGAGATATTCGGATCCGCAGTAATAACGGAACGAGCACTAAAATCGACTCTTTTCGCCATTAAATTACCCCTCATACGACCCCCTTTTCCATTCAAACGATCTTTGATTGATTTCAATGGCCTACCAGAACGTTGCGCAACAGAAGCAACACCCGGTATTTTATTATCAACCTGTGTAGCAATATAATATTGCAAAACAGTTGTCCAATCATCAATCACATTTGAAGGCGCATTATTTTGAATCTTATCCTGTAATGTTTTGTTTGTTTTAATAATATTTACTAAAATATGACTAAGATCATCTTCACTTCTTTGTTGGGCATCATGTTTCACAGATGGTCGAACAGCTGGTGGTGGAACTGCCATGACTTGACAAACCATCCAATCTGGACGCGACCAAATAGGACTAAAACCCATAAATGAAACATCTTCATCTGATATTCTTTTGAATATTTTCAAAACAATTTCAGGAGTTAGCTTGATTACAATATTTTCATCTGTTTCTTCATTACCATCATTTTTCCATTCGGCGAAAATACTAGACAACCCTTCTTTACGAATTTTGTTTGGTTGCAAACATCCACAACCATCTTCCGTATCTTCCCCACAACGTCTAATTTTACTGGCCAATGCAAAAACATACTTCCACCTTGCTTCACCCATCAATTTCAATGCTTGTTTGTATTTTTGTTTACTTACTAAAAGCTTACTGCATTTAAAACAAACACATCTCAGTACTTTTAGAATTGTACTCAAATATTGAATATAAAACACGGGTCGTGCTAGTTCAATATGTCCGAAATAACCAGGTGTCTGCATGTAATCTAAACCATCCGTTGGACAAATTAATCCAGGTTCTAAGACACCCATGCGAGGATCAAATAAACCACCAATCACTGGTTTGTTATTTATGTATGTATCTCTGCTGGTAATTTCTGCAACAGAACCTTTTCGAATTTCATCTGGAGATAACATACTAAACTGGACACCAATAATTTTAGAATAATTTTTTAGTGCAACCTGTTTATTATTAACATTTGTAGTTGTGGTTAAAGCTTTATTCGACATGGTATTTTAAGTATTAGAAATTAAACAATTACTATATACTTTATGTCTTCCTTATTATTATAAGATATATTTAGATTGTTTATTATTGTATTATTATTAATTTTATTTGTACTTCGATTTGTTGTGTGCGTTAATTTTGGTTAATCTCCGACAAACGAATCAATTTTATTTTAATTTTATGAGTAAAAAAACTTAAAAACTAAAATAAATAAAAAATTGATTTGGTTTTTATTTTTGTTGGATACCACAAAAAATACAAACTTGTCTTATAATCATATAACTTTTGAAATTTTACAACACTTGCTTTATTTAAACTTCTAAATATCCAACATCCAATATCCAATATCAAAATGGTCAAACAAATTAAAACCTCTGTTACATCAAAATCCCAATTATCAAAAAATGCTGATAAATCCAAAAACAGAAAACGCGACGAATCCAGTGATGAGGAATCTGATATTGAATTAGGTTCTGATTCTGAATGGTCAACTGACGATGAAGAGGATGATGATGAAGAATTTGATCCAGAAGAAGAAGATGAATCAATTGACTCACATGAATATAGACGTTTTTTGAAAAAAATGTTCCCATCGAAACATTTGGAAAAAACAGTTAAATTAGGTGACAAAATTAAAAAAAATGCAAAAAAGAATAGAAAAGACGAATCTTCCGAAAGTGAATCGTCTGAGGATGAGGAAGAAGAGGAAGTAAAACACAAAAAAACAAAATCAAAAACACCTGCTAAATCCAAACGTGAATCAACATCATCATCATCAAAATCAAAATCTTCTTCGAAATCAAAAAATCGCAAGAGTAAAGATGAAAGTGAAGACGACGATTCTGAAGATGAAGACGATAAATCAAATAACGTAAATATTATATTAACCATTGGAGGGGAGGATAATTATGAATATGTTTATGACGATGATGAAGATGATTTAGATGAGCAATATGAAGATGAATTTTATGAAACTGAAGATGAAGATGTAGATGAAGATGTTTCAGAATGTAGTGAAACTGAATCAGAATCAGATTCAGAATCAGAATCTGATAATGATGAAGAATTATTAAAGAAAAAATGCAATAAAAATAAATCAAAAGATGAAAAAACCAAGGGTAAATCTAAAGACGAAAAATCTAAAGAAAAATCCAAGGACAAGAAAACAAAAAAAACAGTAAAAGAAGAAAAATCCAAGGACAAGAAAACCAAAGGCGAAAAAACAACGTCAAAACCAGACGTAGAAACACCAGATAAAAAAGACATAGCGGAAAAAACATTGGAGATTTTAAACAGTAAAGAAAACAAAGATAAGAGTGACGAAGAACTTTTAAAACAATTACAAGAAATCTGTAAAACTTCCAATTCTGATATAGCAAAAACATGTTTAAAAGCATGTGAAAAAAAACTAAAATACGAAAAGAAAATGGCAGAAAAACGTGAAAAACGTCAATCAGAGAAAAATTCGCGTATTTTCAATCATATCATTCATAATAAAAATACAATGAATGATAAATCCGTTTTCACTGAAATGGCTATTCCAGAACAAAAAAAATTAATCAAAGAATTACGCGAAATTAACAAAATAACCAGAATCGAAAAACCATATCGAATTTCCATATTAGAATCAGATATTCCACTTCAATTCAAAGCAATTGCTATGAAAAAGGTAAATGCACTTCGTTATGCTGAACCAGGAAGCGGTGAATATTCAAAATTGAAAGGTTGGATCGATACGTTTATGTCCATTCCTTTCGGTAATTACAGAACACTTCCAGTCAATATAGCAGATGGCGTTGAAAAATGTCATGAATTCATGGAACAAGCTCAAAAAACACTCAACGACGCTGTTTATGGTTTAAATGACGCAAAAATGCAAATCATGCAAATGTTCGGTCAGTTAATAACAAACCCAAACGCAATTGGAACTGCTATTGCAATCAAGGGTCCTATGGGTACTGGAAAAACATCCATTGTCAAAGAAGGCGTCAGTAAGATTTTGAATCGACCTTTCGCATTTATCGCACTAGGCGGTGCAACTGACAGTTCTTTCCTAGAAGGTCATTCTTATACTTATGAAGGCAGTGTCTGGGGTAAAATTGTCCAAATTATCATTGACAGTAAATGCATGAATCCAGTTATCTATTTTGATGAATTAGATAAAATCAGTGATACTCCAAAAGGTGAAGAAATTGCCGGAATATTGACACATTTAACAGATACATCTCAAAATAGTCAATTTCACGATAAATATTTCGCGGATATTGATTTCGATTTAAGTAAATGTTTATTCATATTCAGTTACAATGACGAATCCAAAGTAAATCCTATTTTACGTGATCGTATGTATTGTATTCAAACCAAGGGATATGATAAAAAGCAAAAAACTGTTATCTCTTATCAGTATTTATTGCCAAAAATTCAGGAACAAGTAAAATTTACTAGTGATGAAATTATATTACCAGAAGATTCTATTCACTATATTATTGAAAATCATTGTAATAAAGAAGATGGTGTTCGTTCATTAAAGAGATGTTTGGAAATTATTCACACAAAATTGAATCTTTACAGATTGATGAAGCCTGGGTCCAATTTATTTGAAGAAGATATGTCTATGAAGGTAGAATTCCCATTTACAATAACAAAAGATATAGTCGATAAACTGATAAAAAAAGAACGCGATGACAATATGGCAATTCGAGGTATGTACGTTTAATTTATTTGAAGATTAGGTTAATTTGTAATATGTAATATGTAATATGTAATATGTAATTTATAACTAAATATAACTATATTTTTTATTTGCGTAGTATATACAATAGCAATAGCAATGGCAATGGCAAATAATCGCACACGCAGTAGAAAAACCAAAAAACCAAAACACATTCTAGAAGACGGTTTCCTGGCGAATGTTGCAAAGCAACCATGGGAGGCATTCAACATTGGTACGTTGAAATGTTTGAAAAACTCGGCTGGATGATTTTAGCAAAATCAAAAGGTATGACTGATAAAACAAACACCTATATAAATTCTCTTTATCGATTAAAAATGGCACTAGAACAAAAAATAGATTCAGTCAATAATACAGATGGTAAGAATGATCTAGTTATTATGTTGGAAAATGTCAGAATATTGATTCGTCATGTTGAAAAAGATTTTAGATAAAAATATATTATGAATTAAATATAATGAATCATAATATATCAATCATTGTAAAAGAAACAATGGACAAAATTATTACAAAAATTGAAACAAATGCTACAAATAAAAAACATGTTTCCTTTTTTGATTTTAACGATATTATCATCGTTGAACCAATAAATGACACCGAATATTATTCTAACAAAAGAGAATTATGGTGGTCAAAATTCGAGTGTTTTTATTTTTTGAAAAATTCTAGAGATGAGATTTTACAATTCATGTATGATTATAAAAATAATACAAATATAGATCTATCAGTCAAAGATGCTATTCAGTTATTATATCAAGAATTGTAATTTATGTAAAGTATTTTAATATTCTGAATAAGGGACATTATTTCCTGCACGAGTTTGCAGATAATTATATTGATTTGGAGTCATACATGCACAACCCATAGAATTGGTATAAAAACTAGGGCAACATTCTGGTTTGAATGGTGTTGTTGCAAACATATCTAACTCACCTTCTGGTAATGGAATTGGTTGTTTCGGACGACCTAAAATATCGGCTACACCTTTGCCATAAGTACCGTCACACTTAACTACTAAATCTGGCTGATTCCAACTGTTTATATCTATTGTAGCTGTACCACCTGGACTTCCTAAATTGTATGGTGATGATTGTCCATAATTAATGTTGGCTGGGG